CCTTGATAGATTTTTACTAGGTATTAGTAGTTTAATACGCAGTAATCTGGTGAAAGGGTCATTGTGAGTGACTGAGCTGTGTCAGCGTTGTCCCAGTTGTAATCACCAAAGTTGGCATCTACAATGAAGCAACCCTTTAAGATCCATTCTGAAACTACATCACCTACAGGTCCTAAGATGCTTAATGTTACGTCTTTCTTATAGTAGTCAGAGTAACCATCTCTACCTGTTACTGATTCGTGGTGTAATCTTACCCATTCCATTACTTGTTGAGTTCCGGAAGGAGAAATTGGATCGTGTAAAGTTAATGCTACGTTACCCCAAGTAGTTTTACCCTTAACTTTTCTGTAAACGTTAATGTGGTTAAGAGTTACTTCACCTTGTGTTAATGTAATAGCGCCAACACCTTTTACGATATATGATTCGATGCCATCTACAGACATGAGGAACCGATTCTGTTGTTTGGGTTCAAATGCTGTAAAAAACAACTCGTTTGTATCTAATACTGCCATGTTTTCTAAATTTTATTTTTGTTCTTAATTTTTAATTAAATGTTATAATTTATTATGATGGGAATTCAGCTCCAGTTGGTAAGACGTTAAAGTCTAAGACTACGAATTCCGCTGTTTTTACTGGTTGGAGGTAAATAGCACCTCTTAATTCATTCCTATCAATTACTTCAGGACCATTATTAGTATCATCCATTACTACCTTAAAGGCATAAACACCTTGTCTTTGTTGTACTAATTCCATATAAGGGATTACTACCGCAAGGAACGCGTTTCTGGTGGCTAACGAGTTAGGTTCGAATACTAACCCTTGAGCAACGTTACTAATAAAGTTTTTCAAAGTAATCAACAATCTTCTAACATTAACTCTGTCAGTAGCTGAAGCAACTGATTGTAATGTTTTCTGACCGTATACTGCTACACCCGTTTGTGGGAACTTAACAATTGGGTTAATTTTAGCTTCATACAAAGTATCTCTGTCAGATCTTGGCAATGTTCTTTCTGGGAGTATAACATTAGGCATAGTACCTCTTGTTAAACCTGCTGGAGCGAACCAAGCGGCTGTTGAGTTATCGTTAAAGATATATACTGAAGGAATAATAGTTGATGCTGGACACCAAACTGCTTTACCTGTTTGTAAGTCATTAACTAATACCCAAGGCCAGTAAGCAGCTGCGTATGAAGTGTTAAGAGCATTTGATTGTGCTGGGACTGAAGCAACAGGTGTTCCATATCCTACTAAATCAATTGGTGCTATAGCATCTGTTCTAACTTGTAAGTCAGCAATTAATTCATCAAGACGAGTTTTATGAGTACTTTCTTCGTAAAGTAATCCTGGTGTGGTTATTACGTTGTACTTATATTCATCCTTGTTTTTTAAGATATCAATAGCATCTTCATAATCACCCGCAGCTAATCCTTGGGTTTGAGAAGCGATATCTTCGTACATATTACAAGCTATATTATCAATGTTGCTACCTTTAGCACTAGCAAAAGCACCATTTTGTACGTCAGGAATTGAAGCTGTAAAGTCAGCATTACTTACGTTACCTTGAGCGTTTAAGTAATTTGGAGTTGGAGCGTTTACAGCAGCAACGTACACATAATTACTTCTTTGTGGGTATTCACCATTGATTTTGACGAAGGAAGAGTTATCATCAGGATCAGTAGCTATTTCAGAATAGGTATCACCTATTAACTTAGATATGTAATTATCAGAGTAAGGATCCAAAGTTACACTTCTGTAGGTTTCAAGTACTTTTTTATCAGAAGCTTTGTCATTACCTTGTCTAATAAGGAGAGTAAATGTACCCGCAGCTTCATCTCTTTGGGTAATTTCCCATCTTAAGTTATCTTTAGATCCGCTTTCTAATGAAGAAGCAATTGTTGGACCTGCGAATCCTATAGATCCTGTGCTGTTCATTACGTCACCCTGAGAGAGGGTTTTCAATACGAATACACCCTCTGTTGCGCCGTTACTTCCGCCTTCGTTATCTACATCATCATTTGCCACACTACCACTACAACCAACGTATGAAGAAGTAGCCTCACTAAAGGCTCCTGCTCCACCTTTCGCAACACGAGTAACTAATAAATTAGTACCTCCTTGTTGGAAATAGTTTTGGGCTGAGATTGAGGTTAAAAATGAATAATCCTCTGTACCACTTAAGAAAGTGGTTCCGAATTTTGTTTGAAAATCACTAAAGGTAGTAACTAATGTAGGAATGCCTACTCTTCCTAATGGAGTTGGACCAACAACAGCTGCCCCGATAGGGGCGGCTGCTGCTTCCAATATTGTAGGCACATTCTCATTAGTAAATACTCCTGGTGATATTATTTGTTCTGCCATGTTATTCTAATTTCAAATGTTTAATTTTTATCTAATATATTTAATTTATTAAGCGGTTGGGAATTCAGCTCCTGTAGGTAAGACGTTGAAATCGAGAACGATAAATTCAGCAGTCTTAACTGGTTGGAGGTAAATAGCACCTCTTAATTCATTTCTGTCAATAACATCTGGGCCGTTGTTTGTAGAATCCATTACTACCTTAAAGGCGTACAATCCTTGTTTTTGTTGTACTGTTTCGAGGTAAGGATTAACAACTGCTAAGAAGCTATTTCTAGTTGCTAATGAGTTAGGTTCGAATACTAAGTTATTAGAAACATTAGTAATAAACTGTTTTAAAGCAATTAACAATCTTCTAACATTAACTCTGTCAGTAGCAGAAGCTTTAGTTTGAAGTGTCTTTTGACCGTATACTACTACACCTGTGTTAGGGAAGGTAGCAATTGGGTTTACTTTATTAGAGTATAAAGTATCTCTAGTAGCTCTAGGTAATGTTCTTTCGGGAGCTACAACTCTTGGCATAGATCCTCTAGTAAAACCTGCTGGGGCAAACCAAGCTTCAGCATTATTATCATTAAAGACATATACTGAAGGAATAATTGTTGAAGCAGGTACCCAAACATTTTTACTTAAGGCTTCATCACGTACCTTAACCCAAGGCCAGTATGAAGCAGCATATGAAGTATTTAATTTGTTTGCTTGAGCAACAACACCATTAGTGCTATTATTATACTTAACTAAATCAAGTGGTAAAATAGCATCACCTCTAGATGTTAAATTAGTAATGATAGAATCTAATTGAGTTTTGTGTGAGGCATCTGAATCAAGATTAAACTCGTACACTAAACCAGGAACTGATAATACATTATAAGGGAATTCATCCTTATTTTTTAGCAAATCAATTGATGATTCATAATCATCACCTTGTAAACCTTGGCTATTAGCTTCTACGATATTTTCGTTGAATTTAGTACCACCAGCTTGTCCATAGAAAAGGCTACCTCCCGCAGCCCCAAATGAGCCACTTTGGTTGCCTGGGATTTTAAACTCAGACCCTGTTACTCTGATGTTTCCATCGTCGTCAAGGAAATCGGGAGTAGTTAGGTTAACTTGCTTAACTACTACATACTTACTTACATTAGGATATTGACCTGTGATAGAAATATAGTAGCCTGCGGATGCGTCTCCAGCAACAGATTTGATTTGGCTACCAACTCTTTTAGAAATAAAGTTTGGTGAACGTGGATCAAGGTCTACTTGTCTAAAGGTTTCTAATACAGTTTTGTCTGTGTGTCTATCGTCACCTCTTCTAATGGTTAAAGTAAATGTACCAGAAGCAGTGTCAGCTTGAGAAATTTCCCATCTTACATTGTCTTTTGAGCCCTCTGGGAGTACATTACCCGCCTCTTCAGTGTCACCAGTATTCATGATGTCACCTTCAGAAATAGTTTGAAGAACGAATACGTCGCCTCCTAAACCTGATGGAAGGTTGCCAGATGTTGAGCTACCAGTTTCAATGAGAGAGGAAGTAGCTGCGCTAAATCCAGACCCACTAACTACTCTTGTCATTAGGAGGCGTTGACCACCTTGTTGGAAGTAGTTATAAGCTGAGATGTTAGTAAGATAGTTTCTAGCTTGGCCTCCACTTACGAAAGTGCCACCAAACTTTTGTAGATAATCACTATAAGTAGTACATATAGTTGGAATCCCCACAGGACCTAAAACCGAAGGACCTATAATAGCGGCGCCTACGGGAACTACGGGGGCTTCAGTTGTTACAGGAACACTTTCGTTCGTAAATACTCCTGGTGAGATTATTTGTTCTGCCATGTTGTTCTAATTAATGTTTTGTTGATAAATATCAAAAAGGTTAAAAGTTATTATTGTTTAGAGAAAGTTCCATGTTCAATATTGATGACCCCGTCTCCGTATTTTTGGTTTAATTTTTGTGCGACTTGAGTTTCTTTAGTTTTTATTGTTTCCAATTGTTCTACTAATTTTTCTTTTTGTAACTCAAGATTTTGGATTTGATATTCAATAGAACCAAAAGCATCTATTAAAGAATTTTGTTCTTCTTGTAATGATTTTAGTTCGTGAATTTCTTCGTCTTGTAATTTTTTAACTTCCATAATTATAAATTATTTTGATAATAAATATGTTGAAAATTTTACAAATATTATGATTCGTCAAGGTTTGTATTTACTTCTTCTAGGAAGCG